TGGTTTTTATAGTATTTCATTTGATGTTAGAGAGGTTATAACCTAATGCCTAGAAGTTTATCATCTGCTTTACAAACCCAAGTATCATCAATAGCAACTAAAACAGCTTTTTTAGTTGAATTAAATTTATCATCTACTATCAGATTAACTGATTGGTATTCTAATGTAACTTATGATTCTAATAGCTATGAAGCTGGCGGTAGTTTTTTACAAGTAGATGCAACAACTGAAACAGGACAATTACAAGTCAATGATGTTGCAATTACATTATCAAATGTTACTAGCACTATTAGAAGTCTTGTAGAAGATGGTGAATTTACAGATAAAACTGTAGATATATATTTAGCTTATTTTGATTCTACTGAAACTATTGTTGGTGCTATAAACTTTTTTACAGGACAAATAAGAAACGTAGGCATATCTGAAACTATTGATAGTTCAACTATTAATATGAGAGTTGCAAGTCATTGGTCAAATTGGAATTTGACAAAAGGTAGACACTTTTCTGATGAATCTCAGCAAGCATTTAGTTCAGGCGATAAAGGTATGGAGTTTGCAACTCAAGTTAAAGAAGATGTTAGGTGGGGTTCATAGATGGTTATTGGTTTCTTAACATTTTTAGGAGTAGGAGTAGGTACAGCAACAGCTATAGCTACTGCTATTAACTGGGCTGTAGCTTTAACAACTTTAGCAGTTGGCGTTAAAGGTTATAGACAGCTAAAAGATATGCAACAGCAAGGTCAGGCTATCTTGGCTAATAAAACCTCTGCTGGTGGAAAAATACCTGTTATCTATGGTACTCGTAGAGTTGGTGCTCAGGTTATTTATATGGATACACATAATAATGATTCAAGAGATTTATATGTTGTCTATGCATTAGCAATAGGAGAATGTGAAGAAATACTTGGCAGAACTATAGAATTAGATGGAACTAAATTAACTGACTCTGCAAGATTTTTTGAAGGTGGATATGTTGGCTCAGATAAAATATCTTCAGGAGCAGGTTCATTAAATACAGCATCACAAAATGGTGACAAAGAAATAAATGCTGGTGCTGGTCGATTTGGCACAGACCCAACTAAAAGGTATATGTACGTTTTAAATTGTCATCATGGAGCTGCAAGTCAGACAGCCGACCCAATGTTGGTAGCTTCTATGACTAATTGGACTTCAAATCATAGATTAGATGGTATAGCTTATATAGCAGCTCACTTTCAATATGAAACTACAGGTATGTGGAAAGGCGTACCACAATTAACAGTTCAAGTTCAAGGTAAAAAAGTTTATGACCCAAGAGATTCAGGTCAAACATTTGGAACTCCATCTACTTATGAATGGTCAGATAATCCAGCCTTATGTTTTTTAGATTACATCACTAATAACGAATATGGTAAGGGTTTAACTTCTTCTCAAATTAATATGTCAACATTTAGTTCTGCTGCTAATGTTTGTGATACTTTGGTTGATAATCCTTATTATGGTGATACAGCACAAACTTTTACTTGGAGTGGAGAATCAGGAGATGATTTTATATCTATACCTGCAAGTGGTAGTGGTGGCTTAAGCTGGTGGCAAAATAAAATAGGCGAAAATTTTACTTTATATGATTCAGATGGAAATATTGTTTTAAATAATGTAAGAATTAAAGATGTTGACAGGAATCATTATTATGGAGAAGGCGTATTTTTAGAAATTTACTTTAAAGGTGAACTAACTCAAGATTATTCAGAACAAACAGGAACATCATTAGCTAAAGTTATTAGATTTCATTGTAATGGTTATCTAGATACAAATAAAAATGTAATGGAAAATGCGAAAGAACTTCTTGCTAACATGAGAGGTATTTTTCTTTATGTAAACGGTCAATATGAATTGTCAATAGAAGATACTGGCACTTCTACATTTAGTATAACTGATGACCATATTATTTCTGATGCAGGTATATCAGTTGATTATGGAAATAAAGATAAAAAAGCAAATAAAGTTATTATTGAATTTTTCAATGCTAATAAAAAATATGAATTAGATACAGCTACAGTTTTGCATGATGCTACTCCTGAATATTACTCTGATGATAATGATGAGATACTAGAAATAAAAGCAGAATTTCCTTATGTAACAGACCCTTATGTAGCTTATAACATGGGTAAAGCTATTCTTGTTAGAAGTAGAAATCAAACAACTATGCAGTTCTTAGGAACTCCTGAAATGTATAAGTTAAATGTAGGAGATATAGTAGATTTGACTTATACAGGTTTAGGATTCTCAGGTAAAATTTGTCGTGTTGAAGCATTAGAACTACAACCTAATGGTTTAGTTGCTGTTAGTTTAATAGAATATTTTGATGTTTATACATGGGAAGTACCACCGCAAGAACCATTTGAAGAATTAGCTAATTTACCTTCTGCTTATGCAGTTAAAGCCCCAACAGGTTTAGCATTTACTGATTCTAATATAAGTTCAACTGGTAGACCTATTTTAAGTTGGGATGCACCAACTGATTATCCTGATTATGAATTTAGAGTTAATGTTGTAGATAGTTCAGATAATCAATTAATAAATAAAATTGTAAATACTACTGAAGCTGAACTGAATTTTATTCCTACAGGAAGTAACTATGTTGCTAGTGTAACTTCATTAAATACTTTAGGAACTGAATCAAATGCAACTACACTGACTTTTACTGTAGCTGATGAGCCTGTTGCAGAAGGTGATATTCAAGCAAATGCTATTACAGCTAACAAAATAAATGTTAATCAATTATCATCTATATCAGCAGACCTAGGTAGTATTACTGGTGGTAGTATAAATATAGGTTCAGGCAATTTTACTGTTGATACTTCAGGTAATGTAGTTGCTACATCTATTACAACAACAGGAAAATATAATCCTATAACAACTATTACTGCTACAGGTCAAGCAGGTTTATTTAGTCAATTATCAACAACAATAACAGGTGGTGATGACCCTTTAAGAGTATTAAATCCATCAGATGATTCTGATAAAGACTTCTTTATACTTATGGGAGATGACCCATATAATATGGCATTTTCAAGTGGAATACCCACATCAGCCAATCTTGGTTTATGGTTTACTGGTACTGGTTCTATTTATATGGGTGGTACTAATGATTCATTTTCACCATTAGCAGATGATTCAAATGATTTAGGTAGATTAAATAACAGATGGGATGATGTATATGCAACAAATGGAACAATACAAACTTCTGATGCTAATGATAAATCTAATATAGCTAATTCAGATTTGGGATTAAGTTTTGTATCACAATTAACTCCAAGAAAATATACATTAAATGATGGAGATTCAAATAGAACACATTATGGTCTAATAGCTCAAGAAGTTAAGACTGTATTAGATAATAACAACATAAATACATTTGATTTTGCTCCTTATATTAAAGGTGAAATTCTTGATACAAACAATGAAGGAACAGGAGAATATAAGTATGGTTTACGATATACTGAATTAATTAGCATACTTATAAAAGCAATACAAGAACTAGAACAAAGAGTTCAAGATTTAGAGAATTAATTTATAATAGGTAAATATTATGGCACAACACGATTACAACATAGCGAACCAGTCAGGTGCAGACTTTAGAGCAGATTTAAATAATGCTTTATCTGCTATTGTGACAGTCAATAGTGGAGCAACTGAACCATCAACTACATTTGCCCATCAATTATGGGTAGATACAGCTAACAGCGTATTAAAGATAAGAAACGCTGCTGATAATGCTTGGATTACTACAGGTGTTAGTATTACTGCATCTAATACTTTTACAGGTGATTTGACAGGTAATGTTACTGGTAATGTAACAGGTAATGTTACTGGTAATGTAACTGGTGATCTTACAGGTAATGCTGATTCTGCTGATACTTTAAGTACAGCAAGAACCATATCTTTATCAGGAGATGTTGTTGGATCAGTGTCTTTTGATGGTAGTGCAAATGTTGACATAGATACTGTAGTTCAAATTAATTCAATTACTTTAGGTACTGACACAACTGGTGATTATGTTGAATCACTATCAGGTGCTACTGGTGTAACAGTAACAGGTGGAACTG